GCGGATATAAAACAAAACCTACAGTTGGTATAGGATCTGCACCTGTAGGTGGAATAACTGGAATTGCTACAGTTAGAATGATTGGTGGGATTAATGTCTGCAATCTAAATTCAAACTCTGCACTTAAATCGGTTCAAAATGTTGATTTAGTAAATCCAGGATCAGGATATACTATAGCACCATCTATCAGAATATATAACGGTGGAGGAACTGGAGCAGCTGCTACTTCAATACTTAGTGAAATAGCAAATGTTGGTGTAGTAACAATAACAGGTGCTGGTGGTGGGTATGTTGATGCGCCAGAGGTTACTTTCTCTACTCCAAAACATGTTGGAGCAGCAGCAACTGCAGTTTTAGATTACCCCGTTGTTGGCGGAGGTGTTAGTGTACTATCGGCACCTATTAGTATAGGAGCATCTGCTTATCTGTTCCCTGGAGGAACAACAGGTGGTGTATTCTATAAAGAGGCACCAATAGTTACTTTTGCACTTCCAACAGGAACAGGAAATGCTAGTCAAGCAACTGCAACACTCGATAGTTATGCAGAAACAGGAGGAACTGTAGAAACTCTTGCCATTACGACTGGTGGTAAGTTCTACACTAGTACTCCAACGGTAATAATTTCACATCCAGGAACAAGTTTTGCATCTGCGACAATAGGTATTGCTGGTTCTTCCATCAATCCAGGTTCTATTGCATTTAGCACCACAGGTAGAGCATACACTACTTCTCCTACTGTTGCAATCACTACATCTGGGACTATGCTTGCTCCCACACAAATTGCTATTGGTATTGCTACCATACATCCTATTACAGGTATTGTAACTGCAGTTTCCTTTAATAATGATGATGCATGGGCAGTAGGGACTAGCGCAACTATCGGTGCAGGATATACAGTTGCACCTACAATTTCTTTCTCAGGATCTCCATCACCAATTCAAGCGACTGCAACAGTTACAGTTTCTATTGCTGGAACTATTAATTCAATTAGTATTGGAAATAGTGGATATGGTTATGTTTCTGTACCAACTGTAACCATTGGTGGTCCTGGTGGTGCAAATGAACAATTTAGAGCACTTGGAATAGCAACAATTAGATTCAATTCTATTCAAACTCAAGGTACTATTGGAATAGGTTCAACTTCTATCGCTGGAATTAATACCAGTAATATTCTTGTTGGAGATAGAGTTAGATTGGGAGTTGGACATAGTGAAGTTTATAACTTTATACCAAGAGATAGTTATGTTACCTCTATTGGTTCTAGTGCAATCTTTATCAACAATTTATCAACAAATGTAGGAATTGCAACATCTGTATTTGAATTTGGTATCGATAAATGTGGTATTGTTACTGGTATTGCAGTAACATTTGGAGGAGGAGGATACTTATCTCCACCTTTAGTTTCAATATCAAATACTGTAGGGGATAAAAATTATATTGATGAAGTAGTAGGAGTTGCTACAGCCAAAGGTGTCGTAAGTATCAATGGTGCAGGAAATGTTTCTAGTATAGATATAACTGATTCTGGGAACAAATATGTTCTCACTCCAACAATAACGATTGAGTCTCCTGGATCTGGTGGAACTGGAGATTTTGCATTCAATGAAGTTATAATTGGATCTGCTACCAGCACAACTGCCAGAGTAAGAACTTGGAACTCCACTACAGGCGTTCTAGAGGTTGCTAGCGTGGACGGAACCTTCAGTGTTGGGGAAACTGTCGTAGGATCAACTTCAGGCGCTTCTAGACCCCTGAGAACGCTAGACAAAACACCTGACAATGATCCATTCGCAGATAATTTTGATATAGAAACAGCAGCAGATTCTATTATTGACTTCTCAGAACAGAACCCGTTTGGCATACCATAAATAAAACTACAATGTTGTCAAATATAAACGTTAGGTTTTAATTATGTTTGAGTATTTTTACAACGAAATTCTTAGGAGAACTATCGTTTCCTTTGGAACTTTATTTAATGCGATTAGTATTAAGCAAGAAGGATCTGAACTAAGAATTCCTCTTGCATATGGACCTACTCAAAAGTTTTTGGCAAGAATTGAGCAATCACCTGATCTCAATAAACCAACGGCAATCACATTACCAAGAATGTCGTTTGAATTTACTGGACTGACATATGATCCTTCAAGGAAAGTGTCAACTGTACAGCAGTTTAAAGTAAAGGATCCTGCTGGTGGTGCAGATGTTAAAAAATCATATATGCCCGTGCCATATAATATGGCATTTGAACTGTCGATTTATTGTAAATTAAATGATGATGCTCTACAAATTGTAGAGCAAATTTTGCCATATTTTCAACCACAATATAATCTAACAGTTGAATTAGTAGAATCAATAAAAGAAAAAAGAGATATTCCTATTATCTTAGAGAATATAACAATCGAAGATGATTATGAAGGAGACTTTACCAAAAGAAGAGTTCTTCTATACACTTTAAGATTTACAGCAAAAACATATCTGTTTGGTCCTGCAACTTCTGCAAGCAAAGATATTATCAAAAAGGCAACAATCAATTATCTCACTGGACCAAACAGTGCAGATACGACAAGAAATGTTACATATTCAGTTACACCAAGAGCAACAAAGAATTATACGGGAGATGTTGTTACAAATATTTCTGCAGATATTACAGCAACAACAAAAACATTCGATATTGATGATGCATCAAGTATAAACAAAGACACCTATATTAACATCGAGGGTGAGCAATTATATATTAAATCTAAAGTCGGCAACAAAATTACCGTACTTAGAGGTCAAGATAATACAAGTGCAACAGCACATGTTAAAGGAGCACCTATTCACAAAATCGATGCTGCTGATAATGCATTGGTTGAAGAGGGGGATGATTTTGGATTTGATGGATTTACCACTGGACTAATCTGATATGGATAAGAAATTTGATGCATTAAATGAAACTTTCAACACTCCCGACGAATTAGTTCAACCAGAAGTAATAGAGAAAAAAATTGAAAAGGTTAAATCTTCCGTAGATGACGTTAAAAAAGATTATGATTATACAAGAGGAAATCTTTATAGTATAATTGAAAAAGGTCAAGAAGCAATTAATGGAATTCTTGAACTAGCACAAGAAAGTGAAATGCCTAGAGCATATGAAGTTGCTGGACAGTTAATCAAAAATGTTGCTGATGCAACTGATAAACTCATGGATCTTCAGAAAAAATTAAAAGATGTTGAAGAAGATACCAAATCAAAAGGTCCTTCTACCGTAAACAATGCACTATTTGTTGGATCTACTGCAGATTTAGCAAAGATGCTGAAGAGCGGTTTAAAAGAAGACAATAAATAATAAATGTAGTGGAGATATATCAAAAGTGGCATTAAAGAAGCCTTCAGATTTTTTTGAAAAAAAGAACAAAACTCCTCTAGATCAAATTAAAGAAGAGTATGATTCTGCACGTCCAGAAAAAATTGAACAAATTTCAGAGGCATTTGATGCATTTAAAGATAATTTAAATTATATTAAATCATTATCAGATTTTACATCTACATTCGATAGTTTCAAAGAAAATCTAGATAAAGTTGAAAATGTTTCAGAAGAAATTTCTGTAATAAAAGAAAATTTAAAAAATTTAATTAAAAAGGAAGATTTAGATAGCGCCATGATGGCGCACCTTCTTTTTGTTGAAGATTCTATATCTAAGATTGAATCAAAAATAAATTCAATTAATGGAGAGACTGTAGATAAAATTAAAGAAGATTTTGAAGGTCTTTCAAATTCCGTAGAATCTTTTATTGAAGTTGATGTACCGAAATATAAAAAATTAGTATCCGAATCAGAAACTAGAGTAGATGATAGATTTGCAAAGTTCAAAGGAGAAGTAGAAGAAAATTTAGACACAATTAAAGAAGACGTAAACAAAGAAGTTACGACTGCTTTATCAGATATTGAGAGTCTTGGTGAAAGCACCGTACTCAATATAAAGGAAGATTTTAAAGAAAGAACTAAAGAAATTAACGAGACAGTAGATAATCTTGTTAATGAAGAACTTCCAAGATATAAAAAGTTTTTTGCAGAAACAGAGTTAAAGACAGAAGAAAAAATTAAATCTTCGATTGATTCATATCAAAAAACTATTGAAGATTTGAATGCTACAGTAAAGGATTTTACTGAAAAAGAAATTCCAAAATATAATAATCTTCTTGTTGAAAGTAAGATTAAATCTGAAAAAGAAGTAAAAGAACTAGAGGAGCAGGTTCTTTTAAAAGTTAATACTTTATCTGAAAAAGTTGAATCTCTTTCAAAAGATATTAGCGAAAAAACTTCAGAAAAAATTGAAGATCTTCAGTCAGTAATAGTAGAGTATAAGGAAGAAATAGATTCTATTTCTAAAACATATGAATCTCTGTATAAAGATTTTAAAAAAAGAGAAATATCTGAAAATAAAAAATTAGAAACATACTCTAATGAAATTGAAAAATATCACAAGAGATTTGAATTTTTAGAAGAAACAGTTAATGAGGATCTCAGAGAGATTCAGAATAATCTGATAATATCAAATGAAAATTATCATGCTAGTTTAAAGACTGAAGTCGGAAAATTCAGAAATAAAATTTCTGACCAGATGAAAGGTCTTGAAATGGATCTTGTTGTTAATGAACAACATATTAAAAAACAGAATGATAATATTGAAGATATTAGAGAAGAAATCAAAGGAGTATTTGATAAACTTCAATTAAATCTATTAGAAGAAAAAAACAAAGAACTAGTTGACAAAATCAACTACATTGAAGAAACTATTTCTCAATTTAATGAGAAAAAACTTTTAAAGGAAGATAATCCAACTTTACCTGGAAATCCGTCCACAAATAATTCTTCAGATCCACTAACTCCTTTAAACCAAAAGTTCGCAACACTCGACGATCTTCAAAATCATTACAGAATATTCATTAATAGAATTCAGCAACAGATTGCTACCATTGGTGGTGGCGGTGCTGGATTTATCAAAGATCTTGACGATGTAACATTTGACCAGACTACAGGTCAAGGACAGTTATTAATTTATAATGGTGCCAAATGGGTAGGTATTGCCAGTACTGCAGTTGGTGGTGGTGCTGCATCTGAATTAGCAGAGAATGCAACAGGAACTAATTTAACTTTAAGTGGCAATTTAAATGTTACTGGTGATATTGTATATGATGAAGCAAATGCTAGAAATTGGAATGTAAGTGGAGTAGCAACTGCAACTAAATTACATGTCGGTGTTGATACTGGTTTTTATAATGAAGACCTAGTTGTAAATGGTGATGCAAGAGTTACTGGTATTCTAACTATCGGTACTGGGTCAATTACTCTCGATCCAAATGAGAGAAAAATTACTGGTATTGATGAGATAATCATTGGTACTGCAACAACCGTAAGAATTCATCAAGATACTTCTGGAGAAGTTGTATTTAGTGATAGAGAAGGTAAACAAGCATCTGTTGGAATTGGTACAACAGTGTCTATCAATACAACTGGTATTGTTACTGCTGCTACTTTAAAAG